TTTACAGAGTTTACGAATTTTGAGTAACACACACCTATGACAAAAGTATAGTATATCTTTTGCAGAATAATTGCAATACTTTTAACACTTTTTTTTTACAGAAGTCCGATTGTGATAATCCCGATGATAATCCCGATTACAAAAGCAACTAAAAAGATAATATCTCTTTCTTTCTCACTCATTCCCGCTTTCCTTATTTCGTGATAAGTTCTAACCCTTTTCGTGGTCTACCTTTTTTGACGATTTCAGATTCATTTTTCTTTTCTTCATCAACAAAAGGCACAAAAACCCCGCCGCTGTTAAATTGATAAATCCACCCGCCAATTACTCTATGAATATGCCCGATTTCATTATGAAAAACAGTATCACCGATTTTCATATTTTTCAAAACTTCTTCCATTTCAGGACCGTTAGTCAATGACATTTTATACCCCTTTGAAAATCTTTTTAACAAGTTCCATACTTTGCGAAAGTACTTTCGCAAAGCCTAAGTGCTGCACTGTCAGCTGTACAGTACGAACATCAACGCCTAAGATTTCGGCTAGCTGTTTTGTTGTTACAACTTCTTTCGATTGATTGGAATTGAATAAAGATAAGTCATTCATCGAATAACCCCCGTAAGATTATTTCCGTAAAAAAAAAAAGACATACGGCAATAGTTACGGATTACTACTTTCGGGAGCGACCCTAGCCGTATGTCTGTATTATACAGTATTTACTTTATTATTTCAATCACTCAGAAAACTTTTTATGATAATGTGATTGCTACAGTGCCATCTGTAAACTGATACGGAATAGCATAATTCAATTCTACAGCGTTTTCTGTAGAGCCGTTTATAACAATCTTTATCTCGGTGTCTTTTGTAACATCGGGATTGTTATCCATAAGCGATTTTAAAGCCTTTTGCAACTCTCTAACAGTCATAAGCGTACCCCCTGTAATGCTTTATAATTATATAATATCACTCTTTCTTTTATTTGTCAATACCTTTTTTTATTTTTTTGCATTTTTTTTAATAGCACATATCATTTCTACGGTTATAAAAAGCTAAGCATATACTATCACCTGTATCTGGAGAGCGTCCATTATGCCTATTTTTAAAGCAAGATTTTGTATTTTCGCTTCTATTGTCTTTTGGTTCTAACTGTTTCAAACCCTTACTGTTATAAAAATATTCTCTTTCACTCAAATCCTCTAAAAGTTCCTGCGTCAATAACTCTTTAGGGATATACATCTGTTTTACAGGTAACTGAAACATCATTTCTGCTGCTGCGTTAGCATATACATTAGGCTCATCGGCACGCCCTCCAAAAGCAACAGCTATAACATTATAACCCCATTCGTTAAGCAAATCCAAAACGCCTATATTGCCGCCCTGGTCGCAAATTATCGGGATTGTTTTATCATAATTTGCCAATTCTTGCACCATACCCGCAACATCTTGGGTATTATAGCCCCGCACGGCTCTTATATCTAGCACACAATACCCCTGTCTTAATGTTGCTACTGTTTTATCACCTGTTGGGCTTCTCGCAATATCTAGCCCTATACTTCTAGCTCCCTCTTTAGCTGTATCTGTATTTCTGTTTTCGTCGGTACAATCTAACACGTCAGATACAAGCCATACACTATTCGTTTGTTTGTTTCTCGGATAACCTAGATAGATATGTTTAGCTTCGTCTGGATCACGCTCTAATAATGCCTCATACTTTTCAAGCAAGTTTTCGGGATAAAATGGGTTATCCTCTGCGAGTGGTTCGCATTTTGTAATTATCCAGTTTTCGCGAGGGGCAGTGACAAACTTTTGTGTTATCGGGTCGTTAGTTGTATTAGGATTATACACCGCCCATATTTCCGCTTGATGTTTTACGCCGTTGTAATTCCATTCTTTTCGGATTGTTGCTTCTAGCGTATCCCACGTTTCAAGGCTTATTCCATCAGCTTCTTCGACGAAAGCAATCGTGTAAGCGTCAAGCGATTTCAACTGCGAAGAAGTAAAATCATTCAAGCCGTTAAAAGTAAAATAACTTCCATTAGTTTTGTTTCTTATGTAGTTTTGCGTTATTTCAAAATCTGTATAGCCTAATTGTTCGATTTTGCGACACAAAAGACTATAAGAACTATCTTTAATAGATTTTTGTACACTTCTTAAGCAAATAACTTTTATATTGTCTCCGAAATAATCGGGGTGTTCTGCAAATTGTATCAACAGGCTTGCAGTGCTTTCTGATTTCGCACCAGCACCACGCCCGCCGTATGCAATTTTAACGGGGGCAGGATTTCTCCATATTTCAAACTTCGGGGCTACTTGTTCTCGATACAATCTCAGATATTCTGCCTGTTTTTCTGCCGTTAATGACAAAAATTTTTCTTTTGAGATTTTTGGAATAACCTGTGTAGCTCTTTTGTAATCATTTTTTAGCATTTTTTTACCTCCTTAAAAAAAGCGGGCTGTTAACCCGCTCTATCCTGTTAGTATGGATTATTATACACTCTGTAATCTTCTAACGGCGTGCCGTCGGTGTCATATACGGCTTCATATCTTTCGGCGTGTGGTGTAAGTTTTTGTTTGCCAAACATACCACGAATAACAGCCATTGTCGTATCGTGATATATTTTATCACGGATATTTTCGATTGCGAACCAAAATTCGCAAGCTATAGCACTGTCGCGGCTAAAGCCACGTTCGAACGTATCGGCGATATCCTGTAACATCTCGCCGATATACTTGCAATCTACACTCGGCGTGTACTCTCTCGCTTTTTTTGCTTCTTTCTCGCCATAAAAAAGCACCATATCGCTCTTCAGCTTATCAAAATAAGCCCCGAAATCATCGGCGTTGCGGTTGTTATAAGCCAGTTCAACAGCCGTCAAATCAGCTGTTAAATAGTCTTTTGCGTTCTTTTCAAACGCCTTGAAAAAAGCCCATTTAAGTTCGAAAAGCTGTCTTTCGGCAATATGATGCGCTGTTAACAACTCATTGACTTCATACTCGTAGTAGGTCAATGAGTACTTTGGCAAATTGTGGTTGTTAAAGTATGCTGTAACCTTGTTGAGAAGATTATACAAACAAGCCTTATAATCAGCTCTAAACTGCTTGTAACCGTCGAATGAAAAGCCGTACTCTTTTACCAGCTCAAAAACTTCATTCTCATTCACATCGACGTCAGTTGTAACACTGTACACCTCATCATTGTTAGCACCTGTCATTACGACACTCAAAACATTGTACTCTTTCATAAGTACCCCCTGCATTGCTTTATGATTATATATTATCACTCCATCTTTCTTTTGTCAATACCTTTTATTTATTATTTTCTGTTTTTTTTATCTAGTTAAACGCTTGTAAAAACTTTTTTTTTGCGCAATAAAACAGAATAGCCCTATAGCTCTAAAATTTGATACCTACAAGCGATTTTATAGGGTTAAGTAGTAAAATTACTATCCCAAAGCTATTAACTCAATAGCGGGCGTTTATACACTGTTTTAGAGCGTTTTATATTTTTCTGTCTTAAAAGGGTGTATTATCTAAATCACTTGCACCTGCTAAATAATCAACGTCGGTATACACTTCTTTCTTCCGTGGATATTGCGGGGCTGTAGAATTAAGAAGTCTCTGCACTTGACTAGCTGCAAAAACAAGCGATATTGAAAAGCCTGTTGATATAAGCCATTTATCTTTTTTGGCGTTAGTTAAGACTGTATACAAATCATAAACAGTGAAAGACTTCAAAAGCTCGTTTATTTGCTTTCTTATCTGTTTTTCATTGTAGCAAGGTTTTTCAGTTTTCACGCTTCCATTTCTGTATAATTCTGCATACAAAACAAGGTATTGAGTTATAAGAAAATCATAAGGAGATAAGTCTGATGATTTTTCACTTTTCGGCTGTGCCGATGTATATTCTATAGTATTATCTATAGTATCTCTTATTATTGTATTAGGTAAACTTTGTTTACCACCCTCCATTAAACTTTGTTTACCACCCCCGTTAAACTTTGTTGAATACCCCATTAAACTTTGTTTACCACCCCCATTAAACAAAGTTGAATGGTCTGGACACTTCAAAGCCTTATAACTGCAATATTTGACGTTGTTTTTTAACGTTTCAAACTTTCTCAAAAGTCCTTTTTGTTGCAAGCTCTTTAACACCTTTATAACTCCCTGCTTTGTGGAATTAGTCCAATCTGCAAGATATTGTAAGCCGCCGTTATACACTGATTTATCATCTTGTGAAAATCCGTAAATGATAGCATAAATAAAAAGCTCATTGCCTTTTAACTTCAATTCATTAACCATAAATGCTTCTATATGCACAAAAGTATTGTCTTTAACCATAAAAAACTCCTTTTGATTATTTGAAAAAATTAAAAGCTGTATCTGTAAATGTATAGCTTTTAACTCGACATAATGTAAAAAACTGCCCACTCAAAAGTAAGCCATCTTTATTTTCCATTTCACGCAAAAGCTGTGCTATTTTCTTTTTTTTGATATATGGGAATAATTGAAATAAAGTATCAACAGAATAAACTAAATATGTTTTCCCGTTTC